GACCAAAACTCAGTCGAGCCTCGCCATCGGAGCGCCGACCAAATCTGCATCGACCAAAACTCAGTCGAGCCTCGCCATCGGAGCGCCGACCAAATCTGCATCGACCAAAACTCAGTCGAGCAACGCGTACATCCAGACGCTCCGACGGATCGACGGCCCGCGTTCGCTCGGGTGGAACAGTTCGCGCGCCAGCTTCCCTTGCAGCCACATCTCGCGCAGGTTCACCGCGACGTGCCGCGAGTCCAGCCCCAACTCCGCAGCGACTTCCCCCGCGGTGCCCGGCCCGTCGGCGAGCACGTCGAGTAGCTTCGGCCAAAGGCTCATCGTCAGTGCCCCAGTTGTGCCGCCGAGTAAGCCCTGGCGACCTCGGCCGCGGTAGTCAGCGCCAGCAACGCGGCGTCGTCCTCCCGCACGTAGAGTTTCGGTTTGCTGCCGTCGGGCATCACGACGTTGTTCACGCGGCCCGATGCGCCAAGCGCCGGATGCAGCACGTAGCCCAACCCCGTGACCAACTCGCCCTGCATGCTCAAGCCGATCTTGTGTGCGCCGTTGGCCAAAAGCCGCTTGAGCATCACGCTCGACACCCAACCGCCCCTGAAGCCCAACTCGTCCTGTTCGATGGCCTCGACGATCTCCTGCTCGATCGGGCCGCGCGAGGCGTGTATCGACGCCTCCGTGCTGCTCGTGCGTGGGGCGCGCGGGCTCTTGCTGGGGTCGTACTGCGGCGGGATCTCCAGCGTCCAGAGCATGTCCGCGATGACGTGATAGCCCGGCGTCTGCCCGGCGTACTCGCCATGACCCTTGAGCCAGTCCACCAGGTCGCGGAAGTAGTCCTCGGTGAGCCCATCGCGGATCAAGTCGGCGGGGTCCTGCTGCGCGGTGTAGAACGGCGCGATGCGACGCTCGTGGCGATTCTTGCGAATGCCATCCTTGTGATTCGTGAAGAACGCGAAGTTGCAACAGATTTCCCGCGTCGCCGAGTCGACTCCCTTGAGAGTGACTTCCTGCTCATCGCTGGTAATCATCTCCTTTAGCGTTTCGAGGATGTTGAGCCGCTTGTCGGGGATATAAATCTCATCGACTGAGACGAAGGTCCGCCCGCTCATCCAGGCGTTGAAGTCGTTGTCGATATTCTTCGCCCGCGCGGTGTGGCAATACTCGCGCCCGATCGCCTTGCGCACAAACTGGGAAAGCATGCTTTTTCCGTTTCCCGTTGTGCCTTGCACCAGCGGCGCCCATTGGAACTTGATCCCCTGCCGCTGCACGCACGCCGCGAGGTAATACGCAAGGATGCGCTGGTCTTCCTCATCGGGCAGCATCTTCGCCAGGTGCGTCCAGAAGCGCGAGGCGTCGCCGGCATGCCGCGGCACGTCGACCGGCACCCACGTATTGACCAGCGACTTGCCGTGCTCAACGGTGATTGCACCGGGCGCCATCCGCGGCCGGAAGCACGTCGTGTCGACGCGAGGGAAGCGGTACGCCTGGCTCTCGGTGAACGCCTCGGCGGCCTTGCGTGTCGTGCGCTCGTTGGCGTGGTCCATGACGAAGGTACGCCCGCCGAAGACCCGGTTGAACCGTGTCGCATCGACCAGCATGCCGGTCGGCAGCTTGAACTTGTCCGCGTCGATCACGTACACGCAGCCGGCAAAGAAGTCAACCTGGTCCTCGCAGGACAGGAACGTGCTGTCGGTAATCTTGACGGCCCCGGCGATGACCGGCGCGGCCTTGACCTCGGCGGCGAACGGGCTGGCGCTCGGTGGCGCGTCGGCCAGGAACTCATCCTGCATCGAGCACGCCTTGCGGATCGTGCGGGGCAGGTAGTCGTCGCGGGCGTCCCACTTGTCTCGCAGCAACGCGCTCCGGCGCATCAAGCGCTCGATACGCGCCGCATCATTGCCAGTCCAGAAACAGAGGTGCTGCGCGAGCGCCGCATCAGCCGTCGAGGCGTTGTAGGCGTCGCCCTGCCTATCGGGCGGAAACGCCGCGCCCAGTCGGTCAGCGTCAGCGTCCCAGAGATCCTCGAAGCTCGCCTTGCCACCGAACACCGACGCACCCGAGCGCGACTTCAGCGCGCGACCAATCAGCGCGTCGTCATCCGTCGGCCCGCGCCACTGCGGGACGGGCGTGTCGCTCCACCAGCCCGCGTCGATGCCGCCCTGCCCGCCGGTCGGCACCGGGAAGTGGCGTTGCACATAGGCGCCCAAGTTGGCCGGCGCAAAGCTCGCGTCGCCAATGGCACTCGACCCCGTGAGCGCCACGAAGCGCTTGGACGTATAGAACTCGGTGTGCAACGTGGCGTTGCGCGAGCCGTGCGGCGGGACGAACCCCGTGCCGAACAGGTGCAAGCCGCGGCCACTGCTGGAGACCTCCACGGCGCACCCGGCCAACTCCTCGCACGCCTGCATCGCCGTCGGGCTCCAGGCCGTGCCATCCCAGCCGCCGTCGATATCGAGGAACCAGAACGGATCGTTCTCGGTGAACACGAAGCCGATGCCGAACTCCGGCTGCGGCAGCGTGACCAGCACCGCCGCCGCCTCGTCGAAGCTGACCCACGCCGCGGGGTCGTGCGGATCGTGCGTCATCAGCGTGTGCGGGTTCACGGGTTTCTTGGCCGTCTTGACGCCATCGGGCACCAAACGGTAGAGGATGAATTGCCTATACGCTCCGAGGGGCGCAAGTGCAGGCGGCAGGACTTGCATGGTATCCCCTAGAGGTTTGACGCGAGGTGCATGAGGCTCCAGACGACGCATGACACACAAACGATCCCGACGAGGAACTCGATGCGAGCGCGGTTGACGTCTTCGGGTTTCATGCCGCGATCTCCGCGCGAGCCCGTGCCTTGAGAGCCTCGGGTGCCTTGAGCGCGTAGCGGTTCTTGTCGACGATGCCCTGCAGCACCACGGGCAGCGACTCGTGCTGGATGGCATAGCGCATCAGGGTGCGGCGGAACTCGGCCATCGTCCCGAAGTGATGCGAGAGGAGCGCCTCGCTCACGTCGCACTTGGCGGCGATGGCGGCCCGTGAGACGTTCATGTAGCCCTGCTTCTCGGCGAGCGCCAGGGCGGCTGATAGCAGCTCGTCCTTGCGGTCGCGGGGCAGTCGGCGGGTACGTTCTTTCATCGTTGCGATCCTTGAGTGACTGCGCGCAGCCTAGCGCTTGCTGTCGGGGGCGTCAATAGAGTCATAGCGTTCCACTCCCCGTAGCGAACCCGGCGTCCCCGCCGAGCGATGTGATGAGGGTCGCCCAGGCGAGCTGCGCGACCTCCCGTTCCGTGCCGGTGTACCGCCAGTCGCCCGCCTTCACCTCGCGCGAGAGGAACTGGCCGATCGTGGTGCCCACATGGGCTGGCGTGATGAGTACCGGCCGTATCCCGATGAAGTCGGCGCTCTTGATGACCTTGTTCATCGCCGCGGTCTCGTTGGCCAGGCCGTAGCGGATGAAGCGCCCGGTCTCGTCATACATGCCGCCGACATTGTTCCGCCAGAGCCGCGCGCCGACCTTGGGCGCCTCGGCACGCAGGAGGCTCGACACGGCCGCCTCGCTCTTGCCGCTCACCATCGGCGCCTCGTTGCCCGCGCCCAGCTTCTCGCGCAGCTCATTGAGCGCCGCAACCGGCACGCCCCACCGCGCGGCCCATTCGTGGAGGAGGGTCATCCGACAACACCCTTCGCCTTGAGACTCGCGTAGCTCACCAACTCGATGCCTTGGAATTGGCCGTTCAAACCCTGCGGCTCAAAGCTCGTCAGGTAGAGCGTTCCGAAGGCGCGCGGCGTTTCCGTCGGCCCCCAGTTGTCGCGCACGTCAGGCAGCCCAAAGTGCTTTTGGAGCACCAGGCGGTGGCGGGTTTTGCCGCAGGCTTGCGGCCCATGAACGATAACGGAAGGATTCATTTCGCCACCCATTGTCCGAGCAGCCAACTCGCGGCGGTCAGCGCCAGCGAGAATCCGACGAAGAGCACCCAAGCCACCGCGCGTGACCGCAGCCCCCGGCGCCACCAAGGCAGCGGCTTGTACGCCGCGCTGAACTGCTGCATCGACGCCGCCGCCTGATCCACTGCGCGGCGCTTCTCAACCAGCGTCTTGCCCAACTCGATCGCGGCCTGCTGCGCCGCGGAGAGCGTCAATTCGGGCCTCGGGAGCGGCCGGTACTCGCGGTACTCATAGCGCTCGGGGTCCCACTCGGGCGGATCGAGGAACCAGAAGTCGCCCTCGGCCCCGCGCTCGCGGTACTCGACGGTCTCGCCACGCTGCCATGCTCGCTTCAGGTAGTGGGTCATTCCTTGCTCTCCTCTCTGTAATTGCCGCCGACTCTACAGGCTACTGACGGTGCCGTCAAGAGTATTTTGCAACTCGATGCGAGCGGCCAGTAACTCCGCGTCGTTGCGGCCCAAACTCTGCGCGCTCATCACGTCGCAGCCGAACGTATGGTAGAACCGGCGGTAGATCACCGCATCCTCATCGCCCTCCAGCTTCCGCCGGCCCGACCAGAGCGCGATGGCCGCGCGGAGCTGCTTTTGCGCGTGCTGCCGCTCGAAGTGGCGATTCTTCACTGCCTGCGCTGCGGGCCCTTCCAGCCCTTGAGGGATGCGTGGCGCGCCGTCGATCCGCGCGACCTCACCACGCAGCGCCGCCAGCGCGGCCGGGTCCAGCTCGGTCAGGTCGCCGTCGACGTACTCGGGGGCCGTGCGGCTGCCGGGGATCGGCTTCGCGCCGCAATAAGGGCACGCCGGGTAGCAGCGCTCGTAAGGCGCCAGGCACTCGGGGTTCAAGCATTGCGTCAGCGGGATCTCGTCGCCGGCCTTGGGCTTGCTGCGGCGCTCGCGGCGGTCAAGCGTATGGAAGCGCACCGCGTCGGGCGGTCGGTGCCGCTGCACGTTGCCTACGTGGTCGATGATGAGCGCCTTGGGCTTGCGGCTGGCCGCGATGATCGCTCGGCGCTCGGCGTCCGAGTAGGAATCCCAGCGATCGGCATACTGCTTGTCGACCATCAGGCGCAGCGCCCGGCCGAACTGCTGGTCGAAGAGCCCCTTGCTCTCCGTCTTGCGCACCATCGACACGACCTCGATCGCCGGCAGATCGAAGCCCTCGCCGAACAGATCGCAGTTGCAGAGTTGCAGGATTTTTCGCTCGCGGAATTGCCGCAGGATGCGTTGGCGCAACAAGTCGGGCGTCTTGGCACTGACGACTTCGGCGGGCACCCCGGCGGCACGATACGCGGCGGCCAGCTCTGTTGCGGCCTCGACGTCGACGGCGAACGTCACCCCGAGTTTGCCCGCCGCGAACTTCAGGTAGTGCTTCACGACGTCGCCGACGATCTGCGTCGAGCGGTGCATGGCCGCGCGGTTGCGCACCGGCGACAAGTCCCCCGAGGCCGTCACCGGCACGTCGTCGAAACTCAGGTCGCTCGGCAGCGGCGGGGCGACCACGCGGTAGTCGGTCAGATAGCCCATCTCGATGAGCTGGCGCATCGTCGGGCCCTCGACCAGTGCGTCCGCCAACCCATCGTTGCTCCACTTGCCCGACGGCAGCAGGATGCCCCGACCGAGCCCGTTGCCGTCGCTGCGGAAGCCCGTCGCCGTGACCAGCAACCCGCGCGCGTTGGGGAACATCGCGACGCCCCGGCCCCATTTGTTCTCGCGCAGGAAGTGATGCCCCTCGTCGCCGACCCACGTCTGCACCTGGGCGAGCCACGGGTCTCGCTCGTTGAGACTGGGCAGTGAGTCAATGCCGACCACGCCGCAACGGGCATTAGGGTCGATGTAGCTGCGGCCCAACTCGTCGAGGTGAATGCTTGCCGCGTCACGCCCTACCGATTTCGGCCCGATCACGCGATGCCGCACGCCATTACGCGCCAGCGCCAGGCTCATCTGCGTGACCAGCTCGCGGCGGTGCGCGATGGCCGCCGAAGCGCCGCGCTCGCGGGCGAGGACGTTGGTGAAGAGGACGGTGTTATGCGTGACGGTGAAATCGCCCAGCAAGAATAAGCGGTCGGGGCCGCTCAGCTCAAACCCGAAGTAATCGCCCTCTCCGATCGGTTCGACACGGATGCCGGTTACCAATACGTTTTTCTTTTGCAAGCGCGGAGCCGCTTTCTGGCGCTCGACGCGGCAAGGGATATGCTCAAGGTTGCCATTGATACTGCAACGGAAGTAGTCACCCCAAGCACCGTTGTTTGTACACTGCTTGCGCATCGGCGCCTTGTACGCGGCGAAGCCCAACGAACGCGCGAGGCGGATCGCGTCATCCATCAGCCGCTCCGACTTGAAGGAAAGCTCGTAACTCCCGTGCGAGTAGTGCCCGTCGGAGTCGAGGATGCCGGCCAGTAGCTCCAAGCGATCGTCGCGGCTTGTCGCGTAGTACCGGCGCGGGATGTGCTTGTTATTGACCACGTCCAAAGCGCGCAGCGCGTTGCCGAGTGGACCGCCGCCCCGTCCGAAGGACTTGACGCCTACCTCTTTCGGGAAGCTCAGTCGAATCGACCCCGCGGAGTTCACGTCGACCTTGCATGCGTGCCCGATTCGACTGGCGAAACTCTGGAACTCGCGAACGACCTCCCAATCGCCCGTCGTAATCGCGAAGCCCTTGCTGTCGCCGTCGCCGAGCCAGACTCCGAAATGGTACGCCGGGATGAAAGGGCGCGGCTGTGGCTCGAAGTCGACTCCGGTCCGCCAGCCCTTCGCGCAGTGCTTGAACGTCGCCGAAGCCGCCAGGTACTCGGGCACCGTCAGATTCACAACGCGTCCCGTCCCGGTCATCTTCAGGCTCAGGATGTGAGACTCGTTAACCTCGTAGGCGTCGCCCTTTACGGGGGTTACGCGGTACATCTGCTCGCGCCCCGACGTGACCGAAACAACGCGACGCGGCTTCGAGTCCGGCCCCATGAGACGATCGCCTACTTTGATCGTCTCAACGGGCGCGACGGAGCCGTCGTACAACATGACGGGCGTCCCCCGGCCCAGGCACTTGCCGCTACCCGTAGGGCTGATCGCCATGACCGTCCGCGCGCCAGCAGCCCACGCCGCGTCGATTTCGTCCTCAAGTTGCTGCTGGTACGGTCGGAGCGTTGGCATCGAAAAGTCCCTATTGACAGTGCCGATAGTATGCGAGTACCGTCAGCATCCGTCAACACCCAACCCACGCAAGGAGAGGACCGCAAATGATCCGTATCGAAGTCACCATCAACGAACACTCGACGCCCGCTGACGTCGCAAAAGTCAGCGCTTGGCTCGCGCAGCTCCCCCCGATGCCCCGGGCCTGCGCCGAGGCATCCCCCGCCGCCCTCTCCCCGAAGTACGCCGAGCTGGAAGCGCATGCGGCCGCAGGTGAAGCCGAAACGCTCGCCAAGCTCGAAGCCGAGAACCCGCAGTTCGGCAGGCAGCCGTTGCCCGAGGGCGGCGTGCACTTCACCGCGCACAACGAGGTCTCCAGCGGCCCTTTGGCCCCTCCGTCGCCGCCGAGTGCCCCTTCGCCTGCGGCTGCCGCACCGTCTACGAGTGCCCCCGCGGCGCCGCCGGTTTCTTCCGCTGACGTCGACAAGAACGGCCTGCCGTGGGACGAGCGCATCCACGCCTCCAGCCGCGCGAAGATCGCCGACGGCAGCTGGCGCATGAAGCGCGGCGTGCAGCAACACGTCGTCGAGGAGATCGAGGCACAACTGCGCGGACAGACGCACGGCTCTGCGGCGGCGGAACCCGCCGCACCCGCCGCACCCGCCGCTCCCCCGGGCCCGCCGGCGCCACCCGCCGCACCCGTTGCGGGCGACGGGCTGACGTTCGGTCAGCTGGCGAAGCGTGTCGGGGCGAAGATCACCCTGGGCGAGCTGACGGCGCAAGACCTCGCGGCGAAGATGGCGACGCTGGGCTTCCCCGGCGGTCTGCACGAAGCCAACGCCCGCCCCGACATGTGGGCGACGATCCTCGAAACGCTGGGAGCCTGACATGCGCACCGATACCCAGAGGCTCGATTGGATTCTTGCCGCGCTCGACTCGGGCAACAACGAACCAATCGAGCGGTTGCAAGCGGCGTACACCCTCGAACTGCGCGGCCGGCCGGCGATGGACGCAGCGATGGGCGCCAAGGTCATCGAGCCGGGCGAGCCGATGCCCGCGCTCACCGCGATCGACCTGGCCGTCGCTGAGCTGGGCCGCATCCGCAACGTCAAGGGCTTCAGCGAGGAGCGGGACGATGGGTACACCAATGACGAATTGGCCGAAGCCGCATGTGCGTACATCTCTTCTGAAACGGCGTACACCGGGGCCTGGCCTTGGGGCCTCGATACCTTCAAGCCCAGCCCCGACGACCGCAAGAAAGAGCTGACCAAGGGCATCGCGCTGGCGCTCTGCGAGCTGGATCGGCTGATCCGTGCGGAGCGCCGACAGGACGAAGCGACTATCGACGCGAGTGAACCTTTCGATGATGAGCGGCCGCAACTCCGCGAGTTCAAGGTTGGCGACCGGGTGCGTATCGCTCGGAAGGTAACCGAGCAGCCCGGGTGGACGAACTCGTGGATGTCGCCCGAGATGGATCGTGTGATTGGCGCCTCTGGGGTTATCGAGCGCATTTCGGACTACGGCGTTGAGGTACTCGGCACCCAGTACATGTGGCCCTCCGACTCGCTGGAGCACGTCGATGACTGACCACGCGCGCCTGGCGCCCAGCTCGGCGCACCGGTGGCTGCACTGCGCCGGTAGCGTCGCGATGGAGGCCGCCGTGCCCAGGGAGGACTCCGAGGAAAGCCGCGAGGGCACGGCGGCGCACTGGGTCGCGCAGATGCTCCTCATGACCGGCTGGCTGCCCGACGTCGGCGGGTCGGCGCCCAACGGTTACGTCGTGGACGAGCCGATGCGTGAGGGGGCGCGGATGTACGTCGAGTATGTCCGCTCGGTGCTCGGCGACCGCTTGCCGCAGCACGTCGAGCACGCCACGTCGCCCGGCGCGATCCACGAGTCCTGCTGGGGGACGCCCGACGCTGACGATTGGAATGCGGCGGGGCTTGACCTGTTCGACTACAAGTACGGCCATCGGTTCGTCGAGGTCTTCGAGAACGCCCAGTTGACGTGCTACGCGGCGGACTTGTTGGCGCGCCTCGACGGACTGCAGGACCAGATGACGCCGGTACGCTTCCACATCATCCAGCCGAGGAGTTTCCATCGTGACGGACCGATCCGATCGTGGGAATGTCGTGCCTCTGACCTCCGTCCTCTCATCAATAAGCTGCGATCTGCGGCGGCAGCTGCTCTTGTACCGGGCGCTCGAACGGTATCGTCACCGGCTGCATGCCGCGATTGCCGCGCAAGGACGCGATGCGACGCCGCGCAAGCCGCCGGGCTCGAAGCCGCCGCGGTAGCCGGCACGAGCATACCCTTCGATCTGGCGCCTGCTGAGGCGGGGCGCTACCTCGCGCTCGTGCAGCGCGCCAAGAAGCAACTCGACGCGATGGAGAGCGGCCTGGAGGAGCAGCTGCTCAAGACGCTGCTGGAAGGCGGGCAGGTTCCCGGCTGGATCGTGGAGTCGTCCAAGCCGCGCGAAGTGTGGACGGCCAAACCCGAGGACGTCTTCGCGTTGGGCGATATGTACGGCAAGCAACTTCGCGCACCCGCCGCTCCGGTGACCCCGGCCGCCGCACGCAAATTGGGTATTGACGAGTCCGTCATTAGCGAATACTCTACCCGTCCGAAGGGCAAACTCAGAGTAGCCCAGATGGACTTCACCACCACTCGAAAGGTATTTGGAAAATGAGCAATCACAAGACAGACATTCTGTTCCCCGTCGGCCGGCTCGTCATGGGCTCGCTCGTCGATCCGCAGACCAAGAACAAGGAGGGCAAGCCGCTGCTGAACCAGGATGGCTCCCCGCGCGTCAGCTATTTCTTTGGCGTCGCGATCCCGAAGAACGGCTCGGCCGCTTGGTGGGACACCGAGTGGGGCAAGAAGATCCTCGCCGTCGGCCAAGCGGCTTTCCCGCAAACGTGGAACAGCCCGAAGTTCTCGTGGAAGATCATTGACGGCGACTCCGCGACTCCGAACGAGGACGGTAACGTCCCCTCGAAGCGGGAAGGCTTCCCTGGCAACTGGATCGTCCGTTTCAGCTCGGGCTTCGCTCCGAAGACGCTGGTTGCCGACGGCTCCGCCGCGACGCCCCCCGAAGCGATCAAGGTCGGGCATTACGTCGAGGTGCTCGGCAATGTGGATGGCAATGGCAGCTCCTCGAAGCCCGGCGTCTACATCAACCACTCGATGGTCGCCCACAGTGGCTTCGGCCCCGAGATCGTCGTGACGGTGGACGCGTCGCAGGTTGGCTTCGGCCAGGCCGCGCTGCCGCCCGGCGCCAGCGCCACTCCGATCGCCGCGATGGCAGCGCCGGGTACGCCTCCGAGCCCCGGCACGCCCGCCGCCCCGGCAACCCCGACGCCTCCCGCGCCGAGCACGCCCGTCGTCACCCAGCCGCACACGGCGATCCTCGCCGGCCCGCCCGCTCCGGCAGCGCCTCCGGGTCCGCCCGCACCGGCCGGCCGCGTGATGCTCCCCGCCGCGCAGGGCTTCAGCTACGAGTCGTACGTGGAGAAAGGCTGGAGCGACGAGCAGCTCATCGCCAACGGGATGATGCAGGCGTAACCCACCGTGCGCCGGGCTCACGACGAGCCCGGCGCTTACTTGGAGTGACCGCATGAAAACCATCATCGCCGGCAGCCGCACGATCACCCGCATCTGCCTCCTGGCGGTCGCGGTGACCGCGGCGAAGTTCGAGATGACCGAGATCGTCAGCGGTTGCGCCGATGGCGTCGATCAGCTCGGCGAGCGGTGGGCGCAGATGGCCGGGCTGCCGGTGCGCCAATTCCCCGCCGACTGGAAGCGCTACGGGAGGGCGGCCGGGCGCCAGCGCAACCTGCAGATGGCCGTCTATGCTGACGCACTGATCGCCCTCTGGGACGGCAAGAGCCCCGGCACTCGCCACATGATCGCCACCGCGGAACGCATGGGCCTGAAGGTCTTCGTGTACCGCACTGACCTGGAGCACCCGTGACCCACCTCGCCGGCACCAAGCTCCGCGTCGGGCTCGGCTACTCGACCGTGCGGCCATCGTTCGACTTGGAGACCTACAGCGAGGCGGGCTTCGAGTGGTCCGAGGCTGACGGCAAGTGGCTCAAGACGTCCACCGATGCCAAGGGCTGCGGCGGGTTGCCCGCGGTCGGGGCGGCGGTCTACGCGCAGCACCCGACGACCGAGATCCTCTCGATGGTCTACGACCTGAAGGACGGGCTCGGCGCGCGGCTCTGGCTGCCAGGCCAACCGTTGCCGGCGGACTTCTGCGCCCACATTGCTGCCGGCGGCGAGATCGAGGCGCACGGCGCCAAGTTCGAGCTATGGATCTGGGAGTACGTCGCGGTGCCCCGGTACGGCTTCCCCCCGATCCACCCGACGCAGCTCTATTGCTCGATGGGCGAGGCGCGCGCGTGGTCACTGCCGCCCGCCCTGGCCGACGTGGGCGAGGTACTGGGCATCGAGCACCAGAAGGACGCCGAGGGCAAACGCCTGCTCGATCGCTTCAGCGTGCCGCGCAAGCCGACGAAGAAAGACCCGAGGAAGCGCATCCGGCCCGAGGAAGATCCGGTCGACGGCCCGCGCCTCTACGCCTACAACGCCCGCGACGTGCTAGCCGAGGACGAGGTGAGCGCCGCGACGCCCGACATGCCCGCCGACCGCCGCGCCTACTGGCTGCTCGACTTGGCGATCAATAAGCGCGGCATCCCGGTGGATCGCGCGGGCGTCGAGAATTGCATCGTCGTGCTAGAGCAGGCGCTCGAACGCTACAACGCCGAGCTGGCCACTCTCACTGGCGGCTGCGTGAAGAAAGCCAGCGAGGTGCAGAAGCTCGTCGGATGGCTCGCGGGCAAAGGGTGCTACGTCGACTCACTGGACCAGGAAAGCGTTGAAGGCGCTATCGCAGAACTCAAGGAGAAACTGGGTGAGTAACCTGATCTGGTACGGCGACTGCCGTGAGGTACTGCGCACGTTCGCCGCGATGGGGCTCCAAGCGAATACTTGCGTCACGTCGCCGCCATACTTCGGTTTGCGTGACTACGGGCACGACGGACAGATTGGCCTCGAACAGACGCCTGAGTCCTACATCGCCAATCTCGTCGAGGTATTCCGTTGTGTGCGCGATGTACTTCGCGACGACGGCACGCTCTGGGTGAACTTGGGGGATAGCTACAATGCAAGCCCCGGACAGCGAAAGGTTACAGATAAGGCTGGGACTAAACAGCGAACGAACGCAGGCGCTCCGGGCGCACCGTCAAGAAGCGTTGAAGGGCTAAAGCCAAAAGACCTGATCGGCATACCGTGGCGCGTGGCGTTCGCGTTGCAGGCGGACGGTTGGTATCTGCGCCAGGAGATCATCTGGGCCAAGCCGAACCCGATGCCCGAGAGCGTCAAGGATCGCTGCACGAAGTCGCACGAGCAAATCTTCCTGCTGTCGAAGTCCGCGAAGTATTACTTCGACCATGAGGCGATCAAGGAGCCTGCGGTATGTGGCCGGATGCGCGGCCCCGCAGAACACCCTGACAAGAAAAGCACGAACGGCAACGCTGGGCTTAGCCGACGTGAACCGGAAGAAACACGCAACAAACGCGACGTGTGGACAGTCGCGACCCGCCCGTTCAAGGGCGCTCACTTCGCCACGTTCCCGCCTGAGCTTATCGAGCCGTGCATCTTGGCGGGCTCTCCGCTCGGCGGCGTGGTGCTCGATCCGTTCATGGGCTCGGGGACGACCGCAGCCGTCGCCAAGCAACACTGCCGCCAGTACCTCGGGTGCGAATTGAACCCCGAGTACCGCACACTGATTGAGGAGCGCCTGAAATGACCCGCGACGACATGCTCGCCTGCCTCCGCGCGCTGGAGATCCGGCAGGCCATCGGGAGTGCCAGCGTCAAGAAGGTCTACGCGTTGCGCGGCCAGATGACCGCGGCCAACCGGGTGCATGACCTGTTCACCGTGGATGGCGCGCGTACCGGCCGGCCGACGGGCAGCGGGCCGCAGCCGACCAACTTCCCGAACTCAGGCCCCGAGGTGCATCGCTGCGATACCTGCGCGCACTGGTTTCCCAGCTCGAAGGAAACGTGCCCTTGGTGCTTCGTCGGCAAGCCGGCGCGGCGCTGTACCGAGTGCGGAAGCTGGCTCCCTCGTGACACGTTCGTGCACTGCGGGAAAGTTCTCGGCCCGAAGATCGAGCCGCATGAATGGAACGCAGCGGCAGCCGAGGACGGGCTGGCGGCGATAGCCACACGGGACTTGGATTTCGTCGAGATGATCTGGGGCGATGCGCTGGCGGTAATGGGCGGCAGCCTGCGCAGCTTGCTCTGCACCGACGAAGACCACGAGTTCATCTGCAGCGACTACTCGGCGATCGAGGCCGTCGTGAACGCGATGCTGGCCGGCGAGCAGTGGCGCATCGACGTGTTCCGCACGCACGGCAAGATCTACGAGGCGTCGGCCGCCGAGACCTTCAAGGTGCCGCTGGCCGAGATCCTCGCGCACAAGGAGCAGACCGGCAATCACCATCCGTTGCGCAAGAAGGGCAAGGTGACCGAGTTGGCGCTGGGCTTCCTCGGGTGGATCGGGGCGCTCAAGGCGATGGGCTTCGAGGGCGACGACGCCGAGGCGCGCGACCTGATCCTGCGCTGGCGCGCGGCGAGCCCGAACATCGTGTTCCTCGGCGGCGGCCAGAGCTGCCCCCAGTCGACCCAGCAATGGCACCTGGCGGCCCTCGCCGCCGGTGGGGCGATCAATGCCGGCCCTGAGTGGGAGCTGAGCCGCGCGCGCGCTGAGGGCGTGCCGCCGTGGAAAGGCGTGCCGTACATGCACGGACTCGAAGGGATGGCAGTGCTGGCGATCCAGAACCCCGAGACACAGTACCCGGTGATGCGCCTGGACGGCACGCACTCGGGGCTGACGATGTACGTGCACGACGACGTGCTCTACATGTTCCTGCCCGACGGCAGCTACATCCCGTATCACAAGCCCCGCCTGCAACCCGGCAAGGACGACTGGCGCGGCATGCAGATCAGCTACGAGGGGTACAACACGAACCCCAAGATGGGCGCCTACGGCTGGTGCGTGATGACCACGTACAGCGGCAAGCTGCTGGAGAACGCCTGCCAAGCGACCGCGAACCGCATCCTGCGCCACGGCCAGCACCGGCTCGAAGCCGCTGGCTACCCGGTCGTGCTGCACGTCTACGACGAGAACGCCTCCGAGGTGCCCAAGGGCTTCGGGTCGATCGAGGCGTTCGAGGCCGAGATGAACGTCATGCCACCGTGGGCCGCCGATTGGCCGATCAAGGCCAAGGGCGGCTGGAGGGGACGGCGGTATCGGAAGTAAGGCGGGGCGCCACGGGCTTAAAGGCTCACATGAATGTCAGATCGAAATACCACGGCGGCCAAAATAGGCCTTCATGGTGTTGTAGATGTCAGTCATTTCACCGTCTGTTTTTGAGGTGGAGTAAATAGCCGCCATCGCCATGCTGATCGGGTCACTGTAGGGGCTAGTATTAGCGGCGCCGATGATAAAATTGCTGGTCACTGGGTTGTAGGGGCTAGAAGCCACAGCAACTGCGGACGTTCCAGCACTCAGGTTGTAAACCTTGTATTGCCCATTCGACTGGACAACGCCGGCGATGCAGGCCCACGTATCAAGAGGCAACGTTTCATTGAGGGTGGCATTGAAAGGGGTGTCCACTCCGGCGGAGATGACCGACATGGACATCGCAAGTGATACTTTTCCAGTTCCTGCAGTGCCGGCGTTAGCGGCTAGACTGACACCTCGCGCAGAGACGCTTGGATTCGCAACCGAGGGTCCGCTCCCGTTGGAAATGAAAGATGCGACGCTAGCCTCTACGGATACTTTTGCGACGGCGATGAAGCTCATTGCTGGAAACTGCGGCACTTGCGTGCCGATGGACGCGGCACTGGGAATGATCGTCATGTAGTTGTCAGAGTAAGTGGGAGCGCCGACGACGAGAGCGCCCGGTTTGCCGGGCGCGTGATTTTTACCGGAAAATGTGCTGCTGTCGCCGAACATTCCCCAATACTCAAGCCCGTCAGTATCGGGCGGAGAATATCGGATGGCCTGCGCTTGGTAGTTACCGGGAATGATGATACGCGGCATGGCTGGTGTCCTTAGTGGTTGTAAGTGTTGCGGATTACGGAGGTGACCAGGTTCGACATCTTCTTCTGCCCGCTATCCATGGGATGCAGGCCATCTACGAGGTCGCGGCCCGCCGATCCCCATACTTCAAAATCCTTCACGATGTCGCTTTGATGGTGGGCGTCGATCACGACGAACGAGTAGCGCTCAGCCATCTGCGTCAGCAGATCAAGCAAGGGCTGGCGTACAGATGTCTCAACGTCCGCGCGTTGTAGCGGCAGCACGTAGAAGCATTTTGCGGCTGGCCAGTTCGTGCGGATCGACCACAGTGCCCAGCGCATCGCCTCAGCGGTGTTCGACATATCCAGATCAGCAAGCGTGGCCCGTCCCATCGCCGTGGCGTAGTCGCCGAGATTGACCAGCGCGTCATTGGTGCCGCATGAAAGCACGATGAAATCAGGCGTCTCGCCATTGGTCAGCGCGGTATTGATCTGGTGCGAAATCGCCTGCCACGTCAGCTGTCCTGTGTACTCACGGAACGAGGCGCCGCTTTTCGCGTAGTTTTTCCACGCGGTCGTGGCAAGTTGGGTACTGGCATAGATAGGCCAGTTGGCGCGGAAGCCGAAACCGAAATCGCCGTTGTCTACGTCACCTGTCTGCGTGATTGAGTCGCCGAAGCTAAGCGCTTTAAGCCCAGACCACGGCTGACTGCTTGCTGCCGCTTGAACGTCGGTGGCATCAAAAACAATCCACCCATCTTCGTCGATAATCACGAAAGCATCGACAGAGGCCAGCAGCGAATACCCCGGGGTGTATAGGCTTCCGTCCTCTTGTATCCAGCCCCAAGACCACCCATCTACGTCGGTGAAGTCAATGATATGAACGGCGTCTGACGAGGGCTGGATCATGCCGTTTACGACATCGAAATTCGCATTAATCGCGTCACCGCCGTCGGCTAACGAAGTGCCGGCGCCCGAGTTGACAGGCGTGGTAATGAGCCTTTGAAATGCCATTACAGCACCTCCCCAGCATCCGGCGCGTTCACCGCTGCCGCTGCAATCGCGTTACGTATCGAGCACTGGGCGATGTTGTCTGCGCTGAACATCAGCATGTTGGTCTCCGGGTGATCGGGGTCGGGCGTGAGGGCTTCGCCGAGGACGAGGTAGAGGCATTCGCGCACGATGACGGATGCGGTCAGCGCGGCGACTTGGTCGGCACTGGCGGCGTGGGTGATCGTGGTGATGATCGAGCGCCCCGCCGCGTCGTGCTGCTGCGCGCCCGTAGCATCGATATAGCGCGCGGACGCGGCGAAGATCGGCGTGTTGCTCAATGGGTCGCGTTGCGTGATGCATTGCACGGCTACGTAGGCGGCGGAGTCGTCAAGCTGCACGACGGTTTCGGCGGCTTCGCAGGGGATGCCAGTGGGTTTTGTGTAGCTCATGGAAGCTCCAGGACCGGCTTGAGGTTGTGGTGGCCTACGTCATCGGCCCAGAAGCAGCCGTTTTCGCAAGTAATGTGCTGAACCATCCGCTCGCCGATGACGCGCACCGTCGTCACGTCGTCCCATTGTGGCACGCTATCGACACGGATCGCTACGGCATGTCCCGCGACGTTCGGCGCGGTGCGCAACCCGCCGCGCTGCGTGGGGATGGGTGCCGAAACGGAGCAATGCAGAATCTTGCCGGAGGCCGTGCTGATCTCGACGCAGGGCTGTCGCTTCGGTTCGCTGTAGCTAACGACGCCCTGCAACGGCTCCAGCGTCACAGGATCGAACAGGCGCAACATGTCGCCCACCTTCACATCGCCAGCGCGGGTAGGCGTTTCAACGCCATCGATCAATACGATCACGACGCTGTCAACGGTGACGCAACCGGGTCCGCCGCCGCCCGGACTGCCACCGCCACCACCCGAGCCGCTGGCCGGGAAAGCCACATCGACTTGCCCGACGAAGATGCGGCCTTGGTTCGCGCTCAGGTCGCTGTAGACAGTGGTGGCACCGAGCGTCTGGGCCCCGCCAGCACCCGCGGGGTCGTCGTAATACAGGTAGTACGTGACCGTTGTGGAGGCGGTTCCGCTGACTGTCACGCTGCTGGCTGCGTAGGTCGGATTGTTGGCGCCGTCCTGCAGCGTGCCGGCCGTGCAGCTGATGGTCGCGCTGGTGGACGAGCTGGTGTAGCTGATCGAGAACCCGGTCCACGCGCTGCCCACGCCGCCCACGCGCAGCATATTGATGTTGCTCTGGCTCACGCGTTGGTCTGTGGCGGGCACAACAATATCGGCCTGATCGGCCCAGCCCGACATCGCTCCGCACGCGCTGATCGAACGCGCCTGCACGTTGTAGGTCTTGCCGCGGCTCAGGCCGTTGACGACCTTCTCAGCCGTCGCAGCGAAACGCTGCGGCTCGCTCCACGCAGTGTCCGCGCCTGCGATGCGGTAGCGCACCTCGTGGTACTTGGCGGCAGTCTTGGTCATTCGATCAGCCCGAGCTGTTTTTGCTTGTAGCTGGGGAGCCGGTACAGACCCGCGTTGCCGCCACCGCCAGAGAACCCGGACTCGTTGCCGGCAAGCCCGGCGTTGTCCACCGCCGTGGTGCCCGCGCGGATCGTCAGCACGGGGGCGTCGGGTGCGGCACACCACGATTTGCCGGTGATGTCGGAAACGAACACGGGTGGCGTGCCGGCGTCGGCCGTCCAAACGGCAGGGGCGGCATCGACGCAGGTAATGGTTGCCGTGAGATCGTCGCCCGGTTCGACCTTGCGCACGATTAGCGGCGCCACCTCGTGATTCACCTCTCCGACAACGAATAGATCGCCCACTGCAATGCCGCTTAGATCTGCAGTAAGCCTGACGGCCGTTGCCTCGCCCGGTGCTTGATCGAAAAAGATGGTATCGGAGTCGAAAGTAATCGTATCCATGTCCCACGTGACGCCCGCGCCGCCCGTCGAGGCATTACCCACCGCTTGCGTTCCTGTCTGCCTGCGCACCCGGAGGACATAGCTCTTGCCGGCTTCAATTGTCCACTTTTCATCTAACGTAATGGTATCGCCGTCAATGGCTTTGATGCGGCCCCACGCCACGCCCCACCCAATGATGTCGTGCGCCACGTTCACGAGGTCGCCGCGCTCGCACACCATGTGCTCGATATCGGCCTGGAAGCTGTATTGATTGGGCCGGTTGTAGATCACGCTCAGGTGATACCGGCCCAGCCGCCACGCAGCGTCCGGGTCAACCACCATGGACAGGTCCAGCTCTTCAAAACGGGTGGCATTGGCCTTGGTGTAGCCGTCGGCGTAGACGAGCCGGGTGTCTTGCTGGCTGGCCGCTTCAGGGTTGGTGAACTTCACCCGCAGCGCGTGCGGCAGGTCGTCATACTGACGTGAGTAGCTGAAGCCCCAGCTATTTGCCGGCGTGAACATCTGCACCGGCACGGTCTGCGGCAGGTCGCGGATCGCGGTGTACTTGCCGTTGCGCTGGCCGAAGCTGGCGCGGCCGGAGGCCAGCACGTCGCTCAGCCAATCGCCAAATGCCCGCGCTGAGTCCATCACGAAGCTGGTTTTCAGCCCTTTTGCGTCGCACTCGGTGGCCCAGGTGGCCAGGTCGTCCAAGTCCACGCGGCTGTCGGCCAGTTGGCGCAGCACGGCGGGACAGCGGGTCAACAGCCACGCGTAGATACGCGCCGCGTTCTGGCTCTCGGCCGCCGCGCCCCACGTGCCCGTCGTCGGGTCGTAACTGGGGATGCGCTGCGCGACGCGGCACTTGAGGTTTTGCACGACGCCCTGCAGCTGGTCGGTCGCCTTGATCCGCACGCACAGCTTTGTGGTGCCGGTGGTACTTGGATTTTTTGGCGATACCGATCGAAGGGCCGTCCAGATCATGCTGGTGGACTGCTGAACGCTTGAGTCCCAGCCGGGCGTGCCGGTCGATATCTTTACGTCCCATTGCTGGCCCGGGGGCACCTTCCACCGCACGCCGACCCGAAGGGCTTTATTTGCGTTCGACTTGATTTTGTAGTTGCTAAGGCTATAGGGTTGGATGGCACCCGACGACAGCGTTATCCCGGCTGTTGGCGCGGCGACGCCGTACCAAGTGTCGGTGCCGGCGACCGCAAACTTGATGTCCACGTATTGCCACGCTGAGACGAAGTTACCCTTAGCGTCGACTGCAAAAAGACCTTGCGGAAAGGTAATGTCGATGGATATCTCCGAGCAGTCGGTTTGCGTCGTTTGCGTGTATTCGCTGGATTTGTCCAGCGTGATAGATAGCTGCTGCTCATAGATGTCTTGCGTGAACAGCGTTGGCGTCTTGGTCACCTCGTATTCCACGTCGTCGAACGACGTGATCGGCGTCTCACCGATGCGGATGTCCGACACGTCAAGGTCATCGCCCTGCCCGAGGTCAAGCATCATGCGCAAGTACTGGTCGTCGCCGCTGATCTCGGTGTAGGGCAGCGCAGCATGCGGCGGGAAGTAATCGGTCATGGTGCCGACAACGCACGGGACGACCCCGTAGGGGTTTGGCTGGTTGCTGGTGCCGGTGAGGCTGGCGAGCTGGTTGAACGGGTCGCCGTTGCCGCCAATGCCTTTGGGTGATGGCGGGGGCACCAAGGCGTTGATCGCCAGCGTCCCCACCAACATGATGCCCGCGCTCCAGGCGGCGGCAGAGCCCACGCCAGAGGCCCCGGCCAGGCTGGCGCCCCATCCGGTTGCGCCATAGGTGAAATACGTCAGCACCACCATCGCCACTAGACGAATCCACTTCGACCCGCCGCCCCCACCCTGCGGGTAGATGACGATGTGGATAACCCGCCCTCGCTTTGGCCGCACGGTCGACCACAGCTTCTGTGGTACGTCATGGCCGTCAATGGACACGCTGCACGTCTGCGTTGCGCCAGCGCCAAGCATCTGCGCAATCGTCATGCCCGCCTTCACTTCCGCGTACACCGTATCGGTGGCGAACGGATGCGGCTTGGCGACCAGCGTGCAAAGTTGGCTGTCAGTCATGCCGGTAAAATCCGTCAATTCGGCGCGCCCACTGCGGGCTGTCCAGTCGTTCAATGCACGCGCCTTGCTGTACGCCGTTGCGGCTCGGCGGCGGCACGTGCAGAAACATGGTTTCGTTGACCATTACCGCGCAATGCCATGCTCGGCCCGCGACGCGCAGAATCAGCAGGTCGAGCGCCCTCGGCTGCGCGACGGGCGTCCAGCCTTTTTGCAGACCCTCCGCCACTGCGGCGGCCACGCTGGCCTGCGCCGAGGCGCTCTCATAAGTGTCGCTGTAGTCTGGCAACGTCTGCTGCGCCACCTCCGCCAGCACGACGCGAACCAGACCCCAGCAGTCCACGCCGTCACGGTCGCGGCCTTTGTCGGCGTAGGGAAGGCCAATGTACGCGCCGGCCCACGCGGGGATAGTCACAGGAACAGCCCCGGGCTGTTGGTCGGCAGGTACAACACGCCGGGCACCTGCTGCGAGAAAATATCGTCCTCTTGCCCCAGCGTGCCTTGGATGCTCCCCGCGTCGGCCACTATCCCCTGGAGCTGCATCGGGAAGGGCCCGGCCTCCACCACGTTAGGCGAACTTGCCAGCACCACCTCAAGCGTGACCTCCGGCCTCCCTTGAAGCGTGCGCAGCTTTTCGTTGACGGCCAGGTCGGTGTTGTCCACCGTCAGCTGCACGGTGGCCGTTTCTTCGTCCGACTGCGGCGGCAGGTTGATCTGGAACGGGTAGGGCAGAAAGGTGCCCGCCGTGCGGACAACCGGCTCGGTGTTGTATGCCAAAAGGATCGGCGCGTCCAGATCAGGGTGCGCGATGGTCAGGCACGGGATGAAAACCTCGGCCGTGTCTTGCGCCATCATGGCCCGCAACGCAGGTAGCGAGACTGCCCTCATAGCGTCGTCACCAAGTCAAGTTTTGCCACCCAAAAATCCGTCGTTCCAGGAAATAGCGAGAACGAGGGCCGTGTTTGGAAGCTGTAGCTTTGCGGCTCCCCCGTCCGCCAGTCTACCCAGTCGAACGGGAGCACCCCCTTGAGCGTCTCGTCCACAAAGTCCAGCAGAGTCGCTACCTGAACCGCGTCGAGGATCACGGAGCCCGCGAAGGTATCGGGGACGTATGTAGCCCTGCGACGCTTCTTCTGTCCGACTTCCATCGGCGATTTAATGATGTTGTCGAACAGCGGCGCATAGTCCACCGAGTCCGCGCGGGGGGCCGGGAGCGTAGCGGGCCAAACGGGATTTGCCATGATTTATGCTCCTACAGGTACGCCGCGTCGCTGAAGCCCGAAGCGCTGCTGCGTGGCCAGCGCGGTGCGTCCGCCCTTGGCAGTGTCCCCCGAAACGGTATCGAGGATCAAGTCAATCATCATCTTCTTCCCGTCCATACGCGAGCCTGTCTGCGTCGCCTGCACCGCCTGCCCGTTGTTCGTGATGTTGATCTCCACTTGTACGCCCCCGAGCGCCCCGCCTCTCGGCTGGCCCGCCCCCGAGCCGCCCCACGCCGCGCTGGCCGGGGTGACCTGCCCACCCTGCGCGCCCATCATCAGGTAGGTGCGTCCCGAGCTGGTCAACAACTCCGGCGCGCCGCCCTCGGCCACTTCATACAGATTGCCGCCCGCCACGGGGCCCCCGGAGCGCCGGCCGCCCGACACAGACACGTCGTAAGCTACCTGCTGCTGCGGGGTGGCGGAGTTGTATCCTGCCGCGGTGCCCATCCCGCCGCCGAACATCGATGTGAGCGCCTGGGATAGCAGAATCCGCGTTTCGATCTTGACGAGGTCGGAAAGGATCGACTGAGCCAAGTCCGCGAAGTTGCCTTTACCCGTGGTCACAAAGTTGGCCAGCGCATCGGCTGCGCTGTTGAACGAGTTGGTGAATAGTGTTTTCGCGGCGCCTGCGGCGTCCGCCGCGCTAGACTGGATGTCCTCCAGCGCGGCTTGCGCGCCCTTACTCCAGTCCGCTTGCGCCGCCTTCATGGCGCCGAAATTATCCTGCGTGCTCTTGGCGTCCAGCACCCCGGCCGCCTGGAGCTTGCCGAGCATCTGGAGGTGCGTTTCGTCGAGCTGCGCCTGGACCGCCGCGATCGTGCCGTTGGCCTTGGCGTTGTCGATGGCTTGACGATACCGAGCGTCCTCCGCGGCGATCTGCTTGCGGGTCGAATCGGTCACCTCGTCGATCGCCTGGCGCTCGGCGTTCCACTCGCTGCCGTGCCCGACGCCCTCGACCTGCGCGGCGTTCTTGCGCGCGCGATCGGCCTGTTCCTCGGCAATCTGGCGGTCGAGGTCGGCCAACTGACGCGCAGAGGCGATCTGCAAGTTGCGCTTGTCGACGTCGAGTTGCATCGCCACGATCTGTTTCTGCGTGGCGATCACATCGGCTTGCTTCGCCGTCGTCATCTTGCGGAACTCGGAGGTGCCGCCGGCCAGCATCACGTTTAGCGCCTTCTGCGCTTCGCTGTAGCCGTCGGTGCCGGCGAGCTGCCCGCGCAACGTGGCGAGCTGGCCTTCCTGCGCGTTCTTGAGGTTGGCGTAGGCTTCGGCAGCTTTGTCGACCGTATTCTTGTGTGTTTTGGTCTTGTTGCTGAGCGCGTCGAGACCGCGGCCCAGAGCAGCCTCCGTCTGTTCCTGTGCTACCGCCGCCGACTGCTGGTCGGCGGTCATGTTCTTCCAAGCCGCCGAGTTCTTCAGCAGATCCAGCCGAACTTGCGCCAACCCTTCATTCGACTTGCCGTGCTTCTGGATCGACTTCAGCGACGCAGCTGCCGCGGCCTCCGATTCCGCCGAGTACGCCTTGAACGCTTTGCTCGCGTCGGTCGCCTGCGCCACCAAGTCGCCGAAAGATGACGGGATCGAGGCGAGACCCTGCAGCGCCGCGAAGGCATCCTTGGCGCCGTAGACCCGCGTGGCCAGCAAGTCAAGCGCCGGGCCGACGCTGTTCACCACCGCGGGGGCGAGTTCGGCGGCAAGCTCCTGTTGCGTCTTGCTGGATGCCGCGGTGAGGTCGTCCAGCGTACCGCGCGCGTGCGCGATCTTCGCGTCCAGCTCGCCGATCGCCGATGACGCGGCCGAGTCGACTCCGGGCAAGCTGACCAGCCCCGGAGTCGATAGCTTTCCGAGGGCATCCCGCTTGGCGATCAGATCGTCCAGTTCCTTCCGGGCATCCGCTGCAGCCTTACCCGCGCTGTCCAGCCCCGCGGAGAGCGCGCCGGCATCCGGGCGGGTAGCCACGTCGGTGTAGGCGGCCGCCATATCCTTCAGAGTCTGCGTGACTTCCTCGTTCGACTTGGCAACCTCATCCGCGTGCTTGAGGTACTCGTCCCAATTCGCGTTGACCTTGTAGATCGCGTAGCCCACTGCGCCGATCGCCGCGACCGCCAGGCCCCACGGGCCGCCGACGAGGCCCATCGCGAACGCACCGAAGGACTTGGCCGCGCGGCCCGCAGCGGCAGCGAACCCGCCAAGCGCTACTTCTGCGGCTCGAACCTCGGCGGCCGTCGCTGCTGCGGCCGTCGCTGCGGCGGAAGCTTCCAGCACACCACCGCGCAATGCGGCTTGCCGGCCCTCGGCGAGTGCCAGAGTGTCGCGCGCCGCAGCCTGGGTGACCAAGGACGCCGTGAGCTGAGCTTCAGCCGCGGTCAGCGCTTTGCTCGTGGCGGCCAGACGCACGTCCAGCTCTGCCGAGGTGCGCTTCGCCACCGTGCCGGCGGCCATCGACTCGTTCAGCGCTGCCGCCGCTTCCACCCGCTGCATCTCGGCGAGCGCGGCTTCCTTGATGCCGAACGCCTCGATCTCGCGCGCCTTCGCGTCGGCCAACGCCGAAGCTGCCGCGTCCTTGACGACCTGGTTCTCCAGCGCCGCAGCTTCGGCGCGCTGTAGATTTGCCGCAGCCGTCGCCTCGATGGCGCTGGCGTACTTGACCTCAGCCGCCGCCGCCATCTGGGCGCCCTTGTACTCCTGCTGCAGCCGCGCGACCTTGCTGGCGCCGGAGTCCAGTGCGCCACCGCTGATCTTGGCCAGACCGCCCGCACCGATCAGCGTGACCAGCCCGGCGATGCGCGAGAGATTGTCGGCCAGAAGGCCAGCGCCGGCCGTCGCCGCGTCGTTGAAGAGGCCCCCGCTCACCTCGGTCTTGAGGTTGAACCACGCGGTTTGCACACGGTTCAAGTTGGCCTGCAAGCCTTGCGCGGCCTGCTCGACGCCACGGCCCGACTCCTGCAGCGCCTTGACGAGCGCGGGAAGGAACTTGGAGGTCGTCAGGTCGCCGGCAGCGAGAAGCTGGTCGAAAGACTTGCCGGCGAGCGACGTGCCCTTGGTCATCTCCATGACCGCGTTCTGGAAGCGCTGCGCGGCGCCCGGAATGGCCTGGCCGAGCTGCAGGCGCAACTCCTGCGCCTGGATCGTGCCCTTGGCGAACATCTGCTCCAGCGCCAGCAGCGCACGGCTGGACTGCTCGGTGCTCAGGTGCAGCGTGGTCGACGAACGCGCGTAGGCATCGAACAGTTCTTTCTGGTCCGACAGGCTCACGCCGGCCGCGGTGGCCGACGCGGAGAGATTGGCGAAGCCCTGCGCCGCCGTCGGCAACACGAGGCCGAGCTTCTGGGACTCGTCGCGCACAAACTGGAAAGCGTCGGCGGCCAGCGTCGACGAGCCGGTGGCTGCCATCAGCGTGAATTGGATGGCCTGCAGCTGCTTCTGCGCCTCGATCAGCGAGCTGAGACCTTCCTTGACGAGGTAAAAGCTACCGAAGGTATTGGCCGCGCGCTTGAGGGACAGCAGAACGGACGCCGTAGCGCCCGCTTGCTTGCTGATCGAACCGAGCGATGCGTTGGCCTGGTTGGCTGCTTGGATCATCCCCTGCCGAAAGGCAGTGGAGTTGAGAGCCATCCGGGTTTCAAGCGTTGCTACGGTTGCCATGGGCTGCTTCCTCGGCGGCTTTCGACGCACGGATAAATCGGTTCTTGGACTCTTCCGCCTTCACCCGCGCCTCAGTCGCCAGCCTCGCACTCCGCGCCACTTCGCCCTCGGGGTCTTGCTCGATCCGTGCGTAGGCTTCCATCTCGGCAAGCTGCACCGAGTTCAACCCCTCGACCATCAGGTCAGGGTGGGGGAACCCGAGTCGCCAAGCGAGTTGGAACCGCCAGGCGCGGCCGGGCTCCCTTCGGATTTTCCCTCGACTTCAGCGACCGCCTCAGCGCCGATGCCGTTCAACTTGCGCGCGGCGCCAGCGAGGGTGACCACGCTGCTTTGGGCGAACTCACCGATCTCGTCGGTCGAGAACATCGGCTTGCCGTCGTCGCCGATCAGGCTACGCGAGATCAAGCCGAGGCTGTACTCGCGCAAGTCCGCCGTGCCATCGGGGAACGAGCTTTTCTCCCAGTCCATACGGGCGCTGGCGGTCATTGCGGTGAGGCGCACGTCGCCGCCCAGCTCGGGTACGGGTACGTCGGTGAAGGGAAGCTTGCGAGAGGCTTCGAGGATCTGTTCGCGCGTGAGGTGCATGTCGGATTCCAGTAGGCAGGGTTGGAAAGAGACCGGCCCCGAAGGGCCGGCAAAGGTCGCTGCGGGATCAGGTGGTCGGGCCGCCGGTGCCACTCCAGACCTGCGCGCCGGACGGGCGGACGGTCGCGGTGAACATCATCACCGCATCGGTGCCGCCGGTGACGCCGAACTTCTTGATGGTCGAGCTGTACGTCAGGATCGAGCCGTCCGAGTAGGTATTGCGGAACGGAAAGACACCCGCCGCACCGGAGTTGTCCCGCAGGAAATTCTGGCCTTCGTTGGTGGCGATACGCTGGCCGGTAATGGTTACCGACTGTGAGTCCT